AACGGAAACGTTGCTATAAAAGTCGACGGAACCCAAGATGAAACTATTACTGGAGCCCATACTCAGTCATTTGGAGCAACTTGGGATGTTACAACTGGTGCCCAAACAAATTTAACTATTGGCGCGGGGTTTGATCTTAACACTAGCGGCGGAAACAAATTGACATCGGGCGGCAATATGGATATTAAAGCAGCCAATACAACAATATCGGGTGGTAATATTAATCTTAACGGACCAACAGCAGCAGCAGCCGGCTCGGCAACTGCCGCAACAACTCCAGAACCTTTACCAACAATTGATAATCCAACAGAAGTAGAAGGTGAAACAATAACAAGCATCATGACGAGGATACCAACAATGGAACCTTATCCTCATCATGAAAATTTAGACCCAACCAGTTTCAAACCTGATCAAACCGATAGAGAAGCAGGTAGTAATATCGCAGTTCCAGAATATTGGAAAAAATACACTACTGTGACAGATACATTTGCTAAAATTTCAGGAGCAAGCGAAATATGACAATCAACAACAGATTATATAATAGAGTCACAGTCAAGGGTCCTGCACAGGCTCAACAAACTCCCAACACAAAAATTTACAAAGGTTTCAGCACAATTAGCAATGCTACTGAAAATTTTGGATTGTATGACCTTGCATTGATCAAGCAAGACATAATCAATCATTTTCACATTCGTCAAGGTGAGAAGTTAGAAAATCCCATATTTGGCACAGTGATCTGGGACTTGCTATACGAACCATTTACCCCCGAAGTACGAAATGCCATTGTAAAAAATGTTGAAGATATTATAAATTACGATCCCCGCGTCAAGGCTGATCAAATTATTGTAAGTGAATACGAAAGTGGAATACAAATTGAATGCGAATTGCTGTATTTAAATTTCAATATAAGTGAAAATTTGCAATTTAAATTTGATCAAGACAATGGTCTAATAAGTTAAGTGCGTAGTTTAAGTTACAAATAAATATACTGAACAAGGATAAACGATGTCATCTACCGATCGTCAGAATCGATTACTAGTTGCTGAAGACTGGAAACGCATATATCAGACTTTTAGAAATGCTGATTTCCAAAGTTACGACTTTGAAAATCTTCGCAGAGTGATGATATCATACATTAGAGAAAACTACCCTGAAGATTTTAATGACTATGTTGAAAGTTCTGAATACCTAGCGTTAATAGACCTTATTGCATTTTTAGGACAAAGCATAGCATTTCGTGTAGATTTAAATGCTCGTGATAATTTTTTAGAACTAGCAGAACGTCGAGAAAGTGTATTAAGATTAGCAAGACTGTTAAGTTACAATGCCAAGAGAAATCTAGCAGCCAATGGATTTTTAAAATTTACCAGTGTAAAAACTACAGAAGCAGTTATTGACTCAAACAATAGAAATCTTTCAGGCGTCACAGTAGCATGGAATGATCCTACAAATGCCAATTGGCTCGAACAATTTACCAAAGTAATTAATTCAGCACTAGAACCTAATAGACAATTTGGTAAACCTGATGCCAAGGCCACAATAGCAGGAATCCCAACAGAGCAGTATAGATTTAAAGGCATCAGCACCGACGTCCCAGTATTTGGATTTACCAAGACAGTTGACGGTCGAAACATGCAATTTGAAATCACCAGTACAGTTATAGATACATTGAATGCAGCGGTCAAAGAAGAACCGCCAGCATTGGGCGTGACTCCTGCTTTTATCTACAAGGATGACGGAAAAGGCGCGGGCTCAAGCAATACTGGATTTTTCTTTCACTTTAGACAAGGCCAACTTAATACAGGTACGTTTACATTAGATCAACCTGGGTCAAATGAAATTGTTGATATAGATGCTGCCAATATCAACGACACAGATGTATGGCTTTACAAATTAGATAATAACGGTAGAGAATCACAATACTGGGCCCCAGTATCAGATTTCAAAGGTAACAATACCATTTACAACAGTTTAGAAAAAAACATAAGAAACATCTATAGTGTAATTACCCGTGTAGGTGATAGAATAAGTTTGAATTTTTCTGATGGTGTATTTGGCACATTGCCACTGGGTACATTTAGAATTTACTACAGAACTAGCAATGGATTTTCTTACACTATTAACCCCAAAGATATTCGTTCTGTAAGTGTTGATATTTCTTATGTCAGTAACACTGGTCAAATTGAAGTATTGACAATTAATATGAGTTTGTTGTCTACGGTGGTAAATTCCGCAGCCACAGAAACAAATGACAGTGTCAAGACCAATGCCCCAGCCAGTTATTATACTCAAAATAGAATGATCACCGGCGAGGACTATAATATTAGTCCGTTGACTGTGAGTCAACAAATTCTCAAAATCAAATCAGTTAATAGAAGTTCCAGTGGCATCAGTCGTTATTTTGATCTAGTTGACCCTACAGGAAAATACAGTAAAACAAATTTATTTTCTGATGACGGTGTAGTTTACAAAGAATTGTATTCTGACAGTTTTAGATTTTCCTATGTGACTAAAACTGATATTGAGTTTGTAGTTTATAATCAATTATTCAATGTTATCAAAGATGACAATTTAAAAAATTATTTCTATGCTAATTATGAAATTGATACTTCTGTAACAATTATTTCAAGATGGTATTCTAAAACAGTAGACACCAATCAAAGTACTGGATATTTTGGAAACATTACAGATACTATTCCGTATGCAACCGGACAATTTACCAGTACTGATTTAACCTACATTGAATCTGGGGCATTAGTTAAATTTACAGCACCTACTGGTCAGTACTTCAATAAATCATCTAATAATAAATTAGAAACAATTCCTTCAGGCGGAATACCATCTAATGGATCTACAGTATTATGGACTAAAATTGTCTCCGTTACTGGCGACGGCACTGCCAACAACACTGGAACTTTGTCTACCGGCTTTGGCCCTATCATATTGAATGACATTATTCCTAATGATGCTAGATTATCTAGAATTATTCCCAAATATAAAAACACAATTGAAAGCAGTACAATTACCACTATTATTGATCTAGTGTTTGATAACAGACCATTTGGTTTAAGATATGATAGAACAACTAGAACTTGGAAAATAGTTTTTGAACAAAATTTAAATGTATCTGATTTGTTTAGTCTAGGCAAAGCAGGTGACAGATCCAATCAAAAGTTAGATTCTAGTTGGTTAATTTTGTTTACACCAGACGAAGAATTCTACACAGTTAATTCTAGAAAACTTCGTTACATATTTGAAAGTGATCAACAAATTAGATTTTATTACGACAGCAGTGATAAAATTTATGACACTAGAACAAACACAGTGGCCAAAGATAAAATAAAAGTGTTAAGCATAAACACTGCACCTGCACCATTGAACTCTGCTTATACTTTTGATAGAGATTGGTCTATTCTCAAAGAATACAGTGGATTAGATGGATACGTTGACACTAAGAAAATTGAAATTACCTTTACCGATACAGACGAAGACAGTGTGGTAGACAATCCAGATATATTCAATGACATTGTTGATCCTCCTTCTGCTACAGAGACCAATCTTACGGTTCTTCAAAGAAAATATATTGTACAAGAAAAATACACCATCGGTGACCGCCAGGAAGATTATCGATACATCTATAATGATTTAACAAATCCCACAGTTATAATTTTACCGTCAGAGACTTCAATTTCTTCATTTTCTCAATATGCGGAAGCACAACATTTTTATTTTATCGATACTGATGTAGTAAAAAAATTAGACAAAGTTGCTTCTACGCTAATACCAAGTTTGCAATACAAAGTGTTGGTTGGTCGAGATAGATTGAAATTCCAATATATTCACAATGCAGATTATGAAACTAGAATTGATCCTGGAATCACAAACATCATTGATATTTTTATTTTAACTAAAGAATACGACACTGCATATAGACAATACGTCAACGGTTCGATCGAAGAAGAACCGCTGCCTCCCAGCAGTGACAGTTTATATAATGATCTTCATCCCACATTAAGAAAAATTAAATCTATAAGTGATGAAATCATTTATCATCCTGTGAAATTTAAAGTGTTGTTCGGCAGTCTTGCAAAAATAGATTTGCAAGCCACATTTAAAGTAGTAAAAAACATAGAACAAGTTATCAGTGATAATGATGTCAAAACACGAATATTAAATTCTATAACAAAATTTTTCTCAATTGAAAATTGGGATTTTGGAAATACATTTTATTTCGGAGAATTATCAACATTTGTGTTGGCAGAACTGTCACCGTTTATAGTCAGTTTCGTTGTTGTACCCAAAGCAGACAACTTATATTTTGGTAGCCTGTTTGAAATTACATGTGAAAAAGATGAAATTTTTGTAAATGCAGCAACAGTTGATGATATTGAAATCGTATCCAGTATCACAGCAAGTAAAATCAAAGCCATTGGTGCAATTACAACAACCGAAAAAATTGCAAACAAAAATCAAATTTCTAGTTCTTAAAGGTAAACAATGGCATACGACAACAGTCAAAACGAAAACCCAGTTCCAATAGATTCTTCTTCAAGAAAAATTTCTAGTCTACTGCCTCGTTTTTATAGATCTGACAGCAACAAAAAATTTGTTCACGCCACGCTAGAACAATTGTTACAGCCTGGTACTGTAAAAAAAGTCAACGGATTTATTGGCCGCCAAGACAGCAAAGCCACCACTGCTGACGATATTTTTGTTCAGACATCAACTGCTGACAGACAAAATTATCAATTAGAACCTAGTGCTATTATTAAAAATGATTTAGATAGTGTTGTGTTTAACAAAGATTATCTAGATCATATTAATCATATCAGCGTACTAGGGGGTATAACAAATAACCATCGTAGATTAAACAAACAAGAATTTTACAGTTGGAATCCACTGATAGATTG